TATACGTTTGACCAATCAGATTCTTCAAATACGGGACATCCATTTAGATTATCTGAAACTCCAGATGGTCCCAATACTACAGGTGGAACAGAATACACAACTGGGGTAACTACTACAGGTACACCAGGTTCAAATGGTACAACAGAAATAGCAATTGGTTCTACTACACCATCCATTCTATATTTCTATTGTAGTGCTCACCCTAATATGGGTAGGTACTCTACTAGTAGTCCATCAAGATTTGGTACAATCAATGTCCATGACTATTGGCATTTAGATAGAATTACAAAACAGAATAGAACTTATTTAAACAGAACCTTTAGTTATAACCAATCGGGTGATGGTGTTGACATCTATGTAATTGATACAGGTGTCCGTGGAGCAAGTAGACCAACTGGTAACAACGCTGCTTTACATCCAGAACTATATGATCCAGACTTTGTATCTGACTTAAACGGTACTTCTGAACAGCAGAACTATAGAGTATATGAGGTAAGTGGATTTACTTCATCTTTTGGAACTAACGAAGATGATAATAGTCACGGTACTAATTGTGCTATTGTAGCTGCTGGTAGAACTGCAGGTATTGCTAGGAATGCAAAGATATATGCATTGAAAGCATTTAACTCTGGATTATCTGGTACATATACTAATATATTAGCTGCATATCAAGCAGTTATTGACCATAATGATTCTGGTCATGCCAACTATAAAGGTAATACTAGACCTGCAATTCTTAACTGTTCTTTCGGTCCTACTATACCAACAGAAACATATCCATATGTTGAGTTGAATGATTCTGGTGATGACACTGGAACTGATGAGGAAATGTTGGATGATATTGAAGGTACAATAGCATCTGCTAATAAGATTATTGTTGTTAGATCTGCTGGTAATGGTTTTAAAAATTCAAGTGATGCATTTGCAGGACCAATTCAAGCTAAGTGTATTGCTGGTACAAGAACTGCTGGATATGATGACAACGCAGTTGGTGGTATTAATAATGTAGATACTAATCAGAATAAGATATCTGTTGGTGCTACAGAATATAATGATAGATGGGCAGACTTCTCTAATTATGGTGCTGGTGTAACTACTGTTGCTCCTGGTGCAAAAATTCTAGTACCGAAATATGATTGGACTGCTAATACACCATATACAAGTACTGGTAACTATGACACTATTAATGGTACATCATTCTCTGGTCCTGTTGTAGCTGGTGTTGTTGCAACATGGGCAGGAGCTAATGGGTATTCGATAACTACTAACAATCTTTGTGGACTTGCTAAGACCTTTATTAGAACTTCTGGATCCACTGGGGATATCACTAAAGGTGCTGTTGGAGCATATCCTGTTAATAGTATTGAAGATAGGAGATTAATTGATAATCCTTATGAGACTTCTAATGGATCTAATCAACTTATTATAAAATTTGATCCAGCTGATTCTGGTCATTTCATTGGTAATGTAGGTAAGAAGTGTCAGTTGAGAACTACTGGATCCACTGGTGCTATGACAGTTGGTGGTATTGATATTGCTGCACTATCTCAAAGTGGATGGTTAACTATTCAGGCAGAGAGTGCTGTTAATAACACTGTTACTGTATATGCTCAATCTAATGCTACTGCTGGTACAACTGGTGGTGGTACTGGAAACTATCTGGCATTGATTGATCCAGAAAGTAAGACACATGAAAGTATTGATGGTGTAGTTGCTACATCAACAACCTTAAGATCTCAGACAGATGTACAGGAAGCTGCTGGTACTGGTACATATACTAATGTAATTTACTATCCATTAGATACAGGTGTTGATTTCAACTATGCTGCTTCTGGATCTACTATTACAACCAAACGTGGTATATTCTTCCCATATGTTGATACTAATGTAACTTGGCAGACTTCATCTGGTGCTTTATCTGGAAGTCCATATGCTAATGGTGCTAGTGTTAACATTGACTTAGGATTGAATGGTACTACATTTGCAAATGAACCAACTTTAGAAGCTTATACTTTAAGTGGAGATTCTATTGCTGCTTCTGGTCTTGCATTAGATTCTGCAACAGGTGTTTTAAGTGGTACTGTTACAGCTGATTATCTAGATTCAACATTTAACTTTACAGTAACTGAAAACACTACACAGAATGCTCGTTCATACAGCTTCGTAACTACAGGAACTGGTGTTATTGTTACGATTACTCAACAACCATCTGATACTTCTGTAGAGGCAGGTGCTGGAATAAATGCTACCTTTGGTCCTGTTTCAGGTATTAGTTCTGATGGTTCTACTATAACATATCAGTGGCAATACTCAAGTAATGGTGGAGTTGGTTGGTCCGACTGTGCTAATGATAGTAATTATTCTAATGTAACCACAAATACTTTAACGGTTGATGATAATTTCGCATTGAACAGTTATCAGTTCCGTTGTAAGATGGATACTAATACTGCGGTACAACCATCTTATACTAATGCTGTTACATTAACTGTATATCGTACAATAACTATTACAACTCAACCAACAGATCAACAGCCAGTTGCACCTGCTGCAGCAACATTTACTACTGGTGGTACAACTTTAGACGGTGCATCAGTATCATATCAATGGGCAAAGTCTGAAAATGGAGATGGTGTAAATTATAGCAATCTTCCTGGTGAGACAAATACAACTCACAATACAGGAGCTACTACGTATGATGATAGTTATGGAGATTACTACAGATGTTTACTCTCCTGTCCTGGTGCAGCTAACGTAACAACTAACGTTGCTAGGAACTTAGTACAAAGAACAATTACTGTTACATCACAACCAACTAACACTACAGGTGCTGTTGGTGGAACAGAAAGTTTTGGTGTTGCTGGTAATACATCTGATAATGATGCTGGAGATATTACATTCCAGTGGCAAGTATCTATTACAGGTGGTGCTTCTTGGTCTGATGTATCTGAAGGATCTGGTGGTACTACCGCAACATATACTACACCTACATTGACTACAACATACGATGCCTATCAGTATCGTTGTTTACTTTCATGTACAGGAGCAACAACTATACCATCTAATGCTGCTACTTTACAGGTAGAAACAGTAACAGTTGTAGTATCAACTCATCCATCTGATGCAACAGTAGATGAAACTGCTACAGCAACATTTACATGTTTAGGTGATGTTACTATGTCACCTTTTGGTGGTAATGCTGCTACATCTTCATTTGATACTGAATCATTTACTACACCTACTGGTGGAGGTGGTGGAGGTCTTGAGGCTCAGTCCCATCATGAACCTTCAGTAACATATCAGTGGGAACGTTCAGATGATTCTGGTTCTAACTGGAGTACTGTTGCTGGAGCAACTAGTGCAAGTTATACAACTAGTGCAACAACATATGCTGCTGATAATGCAGATCAATATCGTTGTAAGTTAGATGCTGTTGGAGCAGCTGCTTCTGCATATACTAACCCTGCAACTCTAACAGTTGAAAGAACATTCTCGATTACTGCACAGCCATCTAACCAGACTGCTAATGAAGGTGGTACTGGAACGTTTGCAATAACTACATCTACAAGTAGTGGAACTCCAACTTATCAGTGGGAAAGATCTGATGATGGTGGTTCTAACTATGCTGCTGTAGGTGGTGCAACTAGTTCTTCTTATACTACACCAACCTTAGTATTTGCTAATGATGGTAATGATCGCTATCGTTGTGTAGCATCTCTTGTTGGAGCTGCTGCATCATTAACTTCAAACTTTGCATTATTAACTGTATTACGTGTCATTACTATTCAGACACAACCTCAAGCACAATCTGTTATTGAGGGTAATACAGCTACCTTTAGTATTGTTGCACAAATTACTAGTGATGTAATTACATATCAGTGGCAGAAATCAGTTGATGGTGGCAGTAATTTCTCAAATATTAATGGAGCAAGTGCTGCATCATATACTACTCCCGCAACAACATACCCAACAAGTCCTTCAGAACAATTCCGTTGCGTATTATCAAACCCCAATGCAACTTCAGTAACATCAAGTGCAGTAACTCTTACTGTTAATGAATCTGAATTTGTATCTGGTCCTGCCTCAGTAACACCAGTTATTGATACTGATACTAATAGAACATTATCTAGACAACCAGTTATTAACACTGCTCCATTTGTTTCTGAATATGCTGGATCAACTCACTTCTCCTCATTCTGGAGAATAAGAAGAGTTAGTGATAACGTTACAGTATATGATACTGTAAATTCATTTGCTCAGGGTGATACTGGTAATAAGACATCTCTTACTGTTCCACCTGGAGCATTAGACTTTGATACTGCATATTCAGTACAGGTTAAGTTTAGAGATAATAATGCATTAGAGAGTGCATACTCTGCTGCTGTGAATTTCACAACTCCATTTGTTGATCAACCAGAAATTCAAACAATTACACCAGCATTTAATCCAACAATTAATGTTGATGCTATTGCATTGAAGACTGGATATCAACATACTTCTAGTGATTGGCAATTTGCACCAGCTGCAACCTTTGCCACTATTGTTCACCAGTCTCTTGGTAACTCAACTAACTTAACGTCTTACACCTTACCAGGTGCAGTTAACCTTAGTGCCAATACTACATATTATGTACGAATAAGATTTAACGTTAATCCTACCTAACATGGCTTCCCCCTCAACCAGGCAGGGACTAATCGATTATGCATTACGTCAGAACGGTGCTCCTGTATTAGAAATTAATATTGAAGATGATCAGATATCTGATCTAGTGGATGACGCTGTTCAATTTTTTAATGAGCGTCATATGGATGGATATATTAGAACTCATTTAAAAGTGAAGTTCACACAGGCCATGATTGATGATATGACTACTGATGCAACTACAGCAGTATCAGCTGCAACGTCATCAGCATTAGCAGTCAATTGGGAAGAGCAAAATAATTATATTAAAGTTCCTGAGCATGTCACTAGTGTTATAAAAGTATTTGATTTCGTATCTAAGAATGTCACAAACTTATTTGATGTTAGATATCAGTGGAGATTAAATGATCTTTGGGATTTAACTAATACAGAAATCTTGACCTACGAAATGGTCAATAGAAGATTGGAAGATATTTACTTCTTACTGGAAGGACAGAAACAAACAAGGTTCCAGATGAGAGGTGACAGACTTTACTTAGATCTTGACTTTAAGACTGATGTTAATGAGAATGATTATTTAATTATTGAATGTTATCGTGCAATAGATCCAACTAGTACTGCTGCTGTATATAATGATCTTTGGATGAAGAGATATGTAACTGCATTAATTAAGAGACAGTGGGGTGCTAACTTGATTAAATTCCAAGGAGCACAATTACCTGGTGGTATTACTATGAATGGTGAGTTCATTTATAACGAAGGTAAAGAAGCAGTTGAGAAACTTGAGGATGAGATGATCCGTAGCTACGAAACACCACCACTTGACATGATTGGCTAATGGCAAGAACTACTTATTTTACACACGGTACTAGGAACGAACAGTTTCTCCAGCAGAATCTGGTGGAGGAATATCTTAAGATGTTCGGTATGGATATCATATATTGTCCTAGAGAGATCATGCAAAAGGATGGTGTGTTTAATGAGGAGGTAATTGGTGAGTTTAATGATGCATATATTATCGAAGCATACCTAGAAAACTTTGATGGTTTCCAAGGTGGTGGAGATTTACTTACTAAGTTTGGTGTAGCACAGACTGATGAGATAACAATGGTTATATCTCAGCAAAGATTCTCTGATCTTATTTCTCAGTTTCTTTTACTAGATAAAGACTACCAAGCACCAGAGAGGCCACAAGAAGGAGATTTAATATACCTACCACTAACAAGTAATTATTTTGAGATAAAATTTGTAGAGCATGAAGAACCATTTTATCAGTTAGGTAAAGGATACGTTTATAAACTTAAGGCAGAACTATTTGAATACAGTGATGAGCAAGGAGATGTATTTGAGGGTGATGAGGATCTCGTCGATTACGGTTACACTGTCAAGCATTACTACTTACCTGTTAATGGAGTCACTGCTACAGGAACACCAGTTATTACAAGTGGTGCTATAGATCAAATTTATATTAGTGCAAATGGATCTAAGTATAATGAGGCTCCAACTGTTACTATTGCTGGTGATGGTACTGGTGCAACAGCAACAGCATACTTAGTTAATATAAGCATTAGTGGAGGATCTCCAACTAGTACTGCTACCATTAGAGGTACAGTTAAAGAAGGTGAGATTAGATCTGTTCAAATTGTAAGTGGTGGTTCTGGATATGATGAGGATAGAGCCTCTATAGTAATTAGTGATCCAGATAGTCCAGGTAGAAATGCAAGTTTAAGTCCAACATTTACCAATGGAGTATTGACTGCGATTAATATTCTTAATGGTGGATCTGGATATAAGAGTGTTAAAGTAGTTGATATTACTAATGCAGGTAGTGGATATACATCTGCCACTGCAACATTCTCTGCAGCACCTGTTGGATTAAGTGGATCATTTAAGGTTCCTGAAACAGTAACTGGTGGCACTACAGGAGCAACAGCAAATCTTGTAGAGTGGGATGCACAGGAAGGTTGGGTCAAACTGAAGTCCCCAACTGCTACTTTTGTAATTGGTGAAACTATCATGGGTTCAGATTCTGGTGCTACAATTGTGCTAGATAGTAGGGATGAAATGGCAACTGCAGATCCTAAATACTCTGAGGCTGTTACTTTTGAAACAGCTGGTGATGATATTTTAGACTTCAGTGAGACAAACCCATTTGGATTAGCAGGTAACTTGTAATGCTTGGAACATACACATATAATAAAATTATTAGGAAGTGCGTCATAGGATTTGGTACGCTCTTTAATAATATAGAATGTCGTAAAGAGAATAAGGACGGCACAGTTTATAGTAGAATGAAGGTACCATTGGCATATGGTCCTCGTCAAAAGTTTTTAGCAAGACTAGAACAACAGGCAGATCTCAACCAGAAGGTTGCGATTACTGTTCCTCGTTTGTCATTTGAGATGACAGGTATTGAATATGATGGTTCTAGGAAGCTTGCACCAACTACTTTAACTCTTAAATCAGATACAGCAAACGCAGTAAAGAAACAGTTTACTCCTGTTCCATATAATATTGGTTTTGAATTAAATATTATTTCCAAAACTAATGATGAAGCATTAGAAATCACAGAGCAAATTGTACCTATCTTTCAGCCATCATATAATATGACTATTAAGTTAGTTGATGGTATGAGTGAGTATAGGGACGTACCTATTATTTTAAATAATATTTCATATAGTGATGACTACGAAGGTTCTTTCGACGATAAGAAAATTACCTTAATCACTATGCAGTTTACTGTGAAGTCTTACATCTTTGGTCCTGTTGGAACTGCTGGTCCTATCAAGAAGGCAAAGGCAGATATCTATACTACTATGCCTTCTACTACAGCTACTAGACAGGTTGAGTATCAGGTTACACCAAAGGCACTTACAGACAAGGACAAGGATGGTACTACAGAACTTGCAGGTGCTATTACCGCAAG